GTTTACCACAGCAAACTGTTTTGCCATTGGTAAATTCAATAAATCCTTCGATTAATGCGGAGGGTGCTGAGAACGTTGTAAAACGTTTGAAGCAGCTTAAGCAAGCTGGTGTCTCTTCAATATCAGGTCAGAAAACTGATCTCACTTGGATTGCACACGACTCCAATGGAATCCCAAAAGGTCCATGGAAACCCGTGTGGCTATGGTTACATAGCGCATCACACAAACATCGAAAGATTGCTCTAAATGCTTTGATGGTTTATGCATCTCTGTCATTAAGCAAAGACACAGGCCCATCAAGAACGCAGGAACGAAAGTTTCTGTTATCTGCTAACCAGAATGATAACATTCAGGCTAGGATTAAGTATGGTGCTAACCTTGGACAACAAGTTTGGTATCAGAACAATCGATGGATTCGACGTCAGTTTACAGAAACTGGTGTTTTACCTTCTTATAATCCGGTTTATCCAGATATAAGAGAGTATTGTGTCCAAGTTTATGGTAGCACGAAATGGGCAGTTAGAAAATCCGAACGGATGATTAATAACTTCCTGGGGGGTCACGCTGGCAGAGAGTTTCAGTGTTTTCCAGAGGTAAAAACTGTTCTAGGAGATGTTGGAACCGATTATTTCGATCTAACACATCCTTGGAATGGTTCGTACTTAGACTGGCGAAAATCTACTCCATCAGTAACTACTCAAGTTACTAATACGAGAAAGAAATTAGCCTATGACTCCATTGGCGTTGTAGGGTTCTCACAAGAACCCGGTTTTAAGTTTCGAGCCTTTGCATCACCGAATCCGGTTGTACAAGCAGCCCTTGTGCCGATGAAACGGTACTTGTTAGAACTCATCAGTAAACAGCCTTGGGATTGTACCCATGACCAATCAGCTGGAGTTTTAACAGTGCAAGAGTGGCTGAAGAAAGATCTTACTGTTCATTCAGTTGATCTCTCTGACGCAACAAACAACTTTCCATTATCCTTCACTATGAAGGTGTTGGAAGGTCTTAACAGGTTCCCAGAATCCACTCTTCTTCTTTTTAAGAACTTGAGTCAATCTGAGTTCCGTTTGTTGTGGGAATCCAAGCACCATTCGGTGACTTGGACTGTGGGTCAGCCCTTAGGTACTGGTCCTTCATTCCCAGCTTTTGCCTTGTCTCATGGATTGCTCGCTCTGGAAGCCGAAAGGCTTGCTGAAGTTCCTGAGGAGGAACGCGGGTCTACCTTCCTCATACTTGGTGATGATTTCATTACCAATCATGATGGAGTCCATGAACAATACCGTGGGCTTCTTAGCAGGCTTAA